AGATTGTTATAATGGAAAAAGTTTTGGATCATGGATTCGTAGAACTCGTAGAGCACATGCCCCAAGAAAATCTGGACAAAGCTATCGTAGATGGTGCGCGTGTCAGTTATCAAACCGGTACGAAGACGACACGTGGTGACCGCGGGCTCATTAGGTATCTCCTTCGACATGCACACACCAGCCCCTTTGAGTTGGTGTCCTTCAAGTTTCGTATCAAGGCACCCATTTATATTGCCCGTCAGTGGCTTCGGCATCGAACCGCCTCTGTGAACGAAATGTCCGCGCGGTACTCTATCGTCGATGAAGAGTATTACGAACCAGAGTTTTACAGGGGTCAATCTGAGGTAAATCATCAGGGGTCTGAAGGTGTCATAGAACTCGGTGATGAACTCAACGACATCATCTCCATTCAACAGAAGAACGCTTTCAGGACGTACCAACGTTTACTCGAGAAGGGTGTATGTAGGGAACAAGCGCGGGGTATCCTCCCCCAATCGACCTATACATCCTTCGTGTGGAAGATGGACCTCCACAACCTCATGCACTTTTTACGTTTGAGAATGGATGACCACGCCCAAAAGGAGATTCGAGACTACGCCAACGCCATCTTCAAATTAGTACAACCCCTCGTCCCCATCACGATGGATGCATTCATGGACTTCAGGGTCAACGCTATGCAACTCACGGGACCTGAAATTGAAGCGATCGCGAATGGGACGCCAATCGATTCACCAGGGGAACGGAGAGAGTTTGAGGAGAAAGTGAAGCGCTTAAAATTAAATGTCAACACAAAGTAAATGCTCGCCATTACAAACACTTTTACTGTGTTCGCCGCTGAGAAGAAGAACAAGGGATTCAAGAGGCTGAGTAAGAAGATCCAGAAGGAACGCGACGCCGACGTGGGTAAGATCAAAGAGAAGTTCTCTGATATTTTCCGTGATGAACAGCGTCGTTTGAAGGGGTACTTCGAGGAGCACAATAAACTGATCAAGAAGGATGACAAGCCCAAGAAGAGTGGTAAGAAGTCTATCGACTTTTACGAAAAGTAAGCCACAACGTACACAAAACAAAAAACATCGCCAGGGGTGGATTGTCCCCAAACTTCTCAGCCAATAGAGCGCACACCACGCTGTACTGGACGAGCTTAATTTCCTGTTGTGTTTTGACCATCGAACGTTTCATGGACCCTCTCGACTTCTGAAGACCTGACACGGCTGTATTTATCTTGCTGATTGTTCCGGGTATTTCTGTTGTCTTCATGAATATGTCACCAACATCCACGGATTCTATGATCTGTTGTTGGATGAGTGGTTCCAGATATGTGAAATAGTTAAAGTCTGGATCCAGTTTGAGACAAATACCTTCGATCGTCGAAAAGGCTTTGGCGAGGTACACAAAACTACTGGGAACTACGAACGGTTTCTCAACAGCGAGTTGTGCGGCGAGATCATCGTTCACGATTCCGGAACCATCCAGAGTTTCCAAGTATCCCAAAATAGTTTCAAAGAAGAGTTCGATGTCTGAAACATCAGAAGAAGTTGGAACGATCACACCCAACTTGACGAGCGTATCAACTATACCAGCCGTGTCTCGCATAATTATGAAACCAAACAATTTTGTGAATCCATCTCTCAATTCTTCCGATAATGGCACAAGTAGCCCAAAATCATAAAATACAAGTTTCCCCTTTGACGAAAATCCCAAGTTCCCGGGGTGTGGGTCAGCGTGGAAAAGACCATTATCCATAGTTTGAATAACATAGGAGTTAATCAGAGCTTCACAAATCTTCTTCTTGTTTACTTTGGGATCTGTGATCTCTGTCAACTTTGTCGACGGTACATATTCCATGACGATCATCTCATCGTTGGAATATTTTTTGTACACCTTCGGAACCTTTACCCAATCAACATCTTTCATACTTTTTCGAAACTTTATGGCATTATCAATCTCCTGTTGGTAATCCGCTTCACCCAAGAGGTACTCGATGGACTCATCGAGGACCGAACCAGAACTGTTCCCCGTGTCGATACCAACTCGTTCCAGGAATTGTACGATGTCACGTATGTTGTCGGTATCTTCCTTCATGATATCCAGGATTCCTGGCCGTTTTAATTTTACAACAACTTTTTGACCGGTTTGGAGTACAGCCATGTGGACTTGGCCTATACTCGCCGATTTGAATGGTACAGGGTCAAACTCTTTGAAAATATCATACTTTACAGTGGTATCGAATTCCACGGGAGGAACATTATCTTGTAATGATTCCAACTCTTTTGTAAATTCTGGTGGATAGAGATCCCCTCTCGTCGAAGCGATTTGACCTAATTTTACAAAGGTTGGTCCGAGTTCGAGGAGTTCCTCCTTCGTCCAACGACCAAGTTCGGATTTATTTTTTACAGTGGCATTCTTCCAGAGAAACTTACCTGCAAACTTCCATGTTTTCAGTTTCCGGTTATGAACCCCTGTTGGTACATGTTGCGCAACACATAACATCCTATTACATGCCGAGGTTTTTTTCTATAAGCTATATAATATGGACTTTCTAAATCCTGTGAGTGGTAAAATAGAAAAGGTTCTTCGAATGCCTCTCGTATTTTCTCTCGTGGTGATGTACCAGGGTATTTTTTCACATAATGCCATTTACGTTCCAGACCGTGTGATGGTTATGTTTGATCATGGATGGTTCCGTCTATTTTCTCTTTTCATCATAGCCCTCGTCGTCACGAGTGACGTGGAGACGGCACTTATTTCCAGTCTCATTTTCATGGGTAGTCTCTACGCTCTCAAGACCCCCGAAGAACGTGAAAAAACTGGACTCATATAATTATGTTCGCTAAAAGTAGAATGAAAGTTCATATCGTCGGTGCTGGACCCACGGGTATGTCCCTCGCATGGGAATTACTCAAGTCAGGTGAACACGACGTCACGGTGTACGATAAGAAAGTTTCAGCTGGTGGTTCATGGTGGGAACCCTCAGAAGATGTTCGCGATCTTCACGCACACCGCATCCTCTTTGATAAAGCATTCGTCAACACACAATCCCTCTTCTCAGAGATGGGAATCGGATGGAACGCGATGTTCGAACGCTCAAAGGAAGACTACTTCAATATCTTCACGGGAAAAGACTATCTCACCGTCTTGTCCATGTTCGCCCGTGTTCTCGCACAACCCACGAAATACAAAGGTATCTCCGTGAAAGAGGCGGTCGGAGAGGGAGAACATCCTATCATCGAACACTGGACACTCATCATGGATGGTGTCACGTGGGACAGGATGTCCGCCTACGAGTTTGTAAAAAATATTGATCACGTCGCACTCTCCAAGGCGTACACACAGAGGGTTTCCGGTAAAGTCATGTGTGACGCGATGGAAGATGCGGTTCTGAATGCAGGTGCAAACTTCATCTTTAACGTGGAACTTTTGGAAGTTGAATACGGGGATGATTCTTTTGTGGCCAAGTTTTCTGATGGAACAGTCATCGATGATGGTATGCTCTTTCTCTGCGTCGACAACAGTCCAGCCCTTAAATTACTCGGTGATAACTGGGGACCAGACGCAGACAAAAAGGTTCGGGAAAGTACATACGGCGCGCTCAACGTTCTTCTTGACTATGAAGATCCGATCAAAATAAAAACAGATCTGGAAATTGCATCTACGACCGAATGGAATCTTCAACCGGTCGTTCTTTCAAATGGTAAAACTATTTCGTGTGTCATATGTGACATCACAGAAGAGATCGCCAAGACTGACCCAGAAACGTTAAAGGCTGAAGTACTCCGCCAACTCGAACTCCCAGAACCCAAAGAGATTCGTATCGGGTGGGGTGCAGAATGGAGAGGTGAAGCATGGGAAACGTCGCAATCTTCTGGCGTTCTCAGTCTTCATGGACAACTTCCATTCTTTGGAAAGTGTTCAAAGGTGGCTATGTGTGGCATGATGTCTCCCAGAAATACACCGTATTCGAGTATAGAGGCGGCAGTGGAAGTTTCGAGATCCCTGTGTCACCAACAGTTCGGCACGAGAGAACCACTCCAACCCATAGTTATCTCCCAAGTTGTACTTTTTGTGGTGGTACTACTTATAGTTTTAGTTTTACTGTATCGTAATAGAAACCAATGAAGTTCATGACAAAAGTTCATGAACCTATGTACGAGTTTAACAATAAAAAGTATATTCGTTTTATAATTCCCTCGAAAGTTTCAGAAATTATAGAACGAATGCATACTCAACGCTGGCACTTTCTATCGAATCAAAACTTGGACATTCCGCTCGATGGAAACATTTTGACAGTCAAAGTTCCATTTCGGTACCGAAGAGTCATGTGTGAAGTCCGAGGACGACCCGTACAGTCTCTTATAAAGGGGGATGAAGTGGAAGTCGAGGTGGACTTCAAAGGGTATTGGAATGTAGGAAATTACTCGGGCTTCTCTTGGATACTCTCAACCTCCTCAACCTCCTGAGTGGGATCCCGGGGAAGATCGATCTGAGTGAGACCACCCTTCTTGAAACCCTCAAATGTGGAGAGCATACCTTGAAGCCTGAAGACTTCCTGGGTCAGCTGCTCGATGTTCATACGAAGCTTCTTAATATTTTCATCAACGTCTACGATAGGCATCTTGTACATATTTAAAGTTTATCATCTTTAAATAAGTATGCTCACTCGAACTGGATACTTAGTGACTGAGGGACCAATCCAGGAAATTAAAAAAGAACTTACCGTAAGACCTATCGTCAATGGGGACTTTGGATTTCCTCCACCACCTTTCAAAGTTTTTAGACCATCTAAGAACGGAGTCTGCGTTCCAAGATTCTATGGAACTGATAAAATGGGAGAGCCCAAAGAGGATCGTCGGCCAGAACCCACTCGTATCCGAACCAAATTCGCTGGACAGCTCCGTGACACCACCCATCAAAACGAAGCACTGGCAGCGGCACTTAAAGCAGGCCATGGTGTCCTTTCTCTACCATGCGGCTACGGCAAGACGACGGTATCCTTGGCCATAGCGTGTAAGTTGGGATACAGGACCATGATCATCGTTCACAAACAGTTTTTGGCGGACCAGTGGCGGGAACGCATTCAACAGTTTTGCCCCGGTGCGACGATAGGTGTCGTCCAACAGAACAAAAAGGAAGTCGAATGTGACTTTGTCATAGCGATGCTCCAATCTCTTTCCCTCAAAGAGTATTCATTCACAGACTTTGAAAGTATCGGGACGTTGATTGTTGATGAAGCCCATCATATATGTGCCAAAGTGTTTTCCCAGTCCCTTTTCAAAATGTGCCCAAAACATATCTTTGGACTTTCGGCAACACCCGAACGCAAAGATGGACTCACGAAAGTTCTTCATTGGTTCATGGGACCCACATTTTTTGCGGTTGAACGTAAAAATCAGGGACAGGTTGAAGTCTTTCCAGTGACATTCGATTCACCCAATTATAGGAATCCTCCACCCTCCATGAGAAATGGAAAAATCTCGATGCCCAACATGATCACAGAACTCGTCGAAGATCGTCGTCGAAACCAAATGTTAGTTGAACTCGTGAAAAAAGCTTCAGCGGGTACGAGACAACTTCTGGTCCTCAGTGACCGTAGACATCACTGTGAGTTTCTTCATCAGTGTTTTCCAAAAACTTCGGGACTCTACATGGGTGGCATGAAGGAGGCGGCACTCCAGGAATCTTCAAAGAAGAAAATCATCTTTGCCACGTTCAGTCAAGCCCATGAAGGACTCGACATTCCCACGCTCGATACAGTTATTTTGGCATCACCTAAGTCGGACATCACACAAAGTATTGGGCGTATCATGAGAGAGACGAAAGGTAAAAAGAATGAACCACACATTTACGATGTCCACGACCCCTGGTCAGTTTTCACGGCCATGTATTACAAGAGAATGAAAGTGTACCGTCAAGGTGGATTCAAGATTCATGGCAAACACGTCGAGGAAAAGAAGAGCGACTTCCCTCAGGGAAGATGTTTGTTTTTATAATCTAAACATCTATTAAATGTCTGGTGCATTAATACAACTCGTCTCCAAGGGTGTTCAAGACGTGTATCTCACGAGCGACGAGGGGCATTCATTCTTTCGTATGAAGTTTACGAGACACACAAACTTTTCTCAAGCCCCAAAGTTTATAAAGACGATCGATTCGAATGACACGTCCATCACTATTCCAGTTTTGGGTGACGTCATCAACGGTATTTGGTTCGAATCTGGTGACACGAGTAACACGAACATCGCATCGAATCTTTTTTACAACTCGACCATCGATCTCTTTATAGGTGGTCAAAAGATAGATTCTCAGCATTACGATTATTACAGTGAGATTTGGCCAAACTATTTGGCGGATACGTACAACAAGTCCCAAGAACTTAATAATAAAGCGTCTACGTCGAATCAAACATTTGTCCCCCTTCACTTTTTCTTTTGTGACCACAAGGCATTTTTACCTTTGGTCGCACTTCAGAATCATCAGGTTGAACTCAAGATTACCTTTGACGAGGCTACCCTCGCCACACTATCAGAAAATGAAAAACGAGCCAAAATGTATGGCAACTATCTTTACCTGGATAAAGAAGAACGAGAGTCTCTCGTGAAACGAACCATCGATTTTGTCATCACACAGACACAACGTGTTGAGTATCCCCTCGAGAGTGTCTCGGATAACACGAGTCAATCGGGTGGATACAACGACCTGGACATTTCCATTTTTAATCATCCCGTCAAGTCCATCTTTTTTGGGTACGGAACTTCGAGTCCCAACTTTGCTCAGGATCGTTTTTCGTTTCTAACGGCTGATATGTATGTGAACGGTACACCTCTACTCGAAAACATGAGTGCCACCTATTTTCACACGGTCCAAAACTATTACAAATCGTCATATGGCCAAACAGAGTTCGACGTAGATACGCACACCGGTGTCTACACACGATACTTCGTGTACCACTTTTGTCTGAATGCATCCGACTATAATCCATCTGGTACGTGTAACTTCAGTCGTATCGATAATGCCAAACTGATACTCAGGGGTGTCGAAAAGGGTGAACTACGACCAGCGAATCAACCCGTGTACGTGTACGCAGTAAACTATAACGTCCTTCGCATCAAGGATGGTCTCGCCGGAATTTTATTCGGCAACTAATGTATAAATGGGTAAGCTCGTAAAAGCTGGTCAGATTTTCGTGACCAGTCTGGATGCAACACCCAGAGAGACCGATATATTGACGGGTCTCGCGAGTATTGATGCTGGTGAGATTACGGCGGATGAAATTACAGTCTCGAATCTGAACATCACGGGTGAACTCGTGGCAATCGCCGAGACTGTACAGTTCGCGGGTACGACAAATGTATTTCGTATGACGGCTACACAGGTTGGTATCGGAACAGACAATCCCATTAACGAATTTCAGGTGGGAACTGATAGTTTCGTCGTGAACCGAAATGTTCAAAATCTGGTGACTGTCCGTGGCAACGTGGCGACGACAAACTTATTCGCTTCGAGTACGATTAAGACTACGAACGACAAGTTTTTGGTGGAGAGTGGAGCTTCAAACGTTGTGAAGGTGACAGGAAATACATTCTCTTCGAACCTGACTGTTGGAACGCAACTCGTCGTGGGTTCTGAAGTCACGGCTGGCACGGATGCGAACGTGGCTGTTTTCAAAAACGGTAACGTGGTCGTCCAAGATGGCTTTCTTCGGATTTTTGGTGACGTGGACATTACCGGTAACTTGGCCATCACAGAGATTCCCGCATACACGAGTGTGAATAACCTCGTGGTGTCGAATGCTGTCATTCAGATGGGTACTGGTAATAACGGTGCATACGATACGGCGGTGCTCATGGTGGATGAACCAGGTGCCTCCAATATCTTCCTCGGGTACACACAAAACGATGATACGTTTAAACTATCGAGAACTTTTGGTGGACCGGAGACGCAGACGTTTACTCTCGATACGTCCAATACGACAAACCTTCACATCTTTGGTGAGTTTTATACGCAAAACAGCGCAGGTATAGCGAATGCTTCACCTATGCACACACTCGCGGTAGGATCAAATCTTTATGTGGACGATACTGCGGGTACGTCCAACCTTCTGTATGCGAATGGGTACGGATACTTTGAAGGTTTACGTATCGGTGACAACGGTCTGAGGGTTGGTGATCTCATTACCATGGACGCCGATGCCCCCATCCCCGTGGTGGTGAACTCCATCATACAATCCGATGGTCTCCGAACCACCGGTGCACTCCCAGCGGGTATCGCAAACTCTTCACCTGTGGACACTCTGTCAATCGGTGACGTCATGTTCGTGAATACCTTTAGTGGAAACGCGTTGACAATCAACGGAAACACCGTGACATCTCGTCTCATCACAGAATCTATTCGTGTCCAGGATTTCATCGAAGTTGAAGGTGATTCGGGTATCACCTCTGTGGCGAACGTCCTCATCCACGCAGATACGGGTGGACCTGATACAGCGTCCAACGCTGTGACTATCGTCTCTGGACCTGTGGCGTCGAACACGTCACTCGTCAACATATTCGGTGCGCGAACGAATCCAGAGTTCCAAATGATTCAATTCATGACAAAGAAAACTGAACGCATGCGCATATCTTCCGAAGGAAACGTGGGTATCGCGAATACCTCTCCTACGGACAAACTCACGGTGGGTGGTACTGTTCGTGTGATAGGAAGCAACGCATTCACGATGGGAAGCGCCACGAATTACATGAAGGCCTATTCTGATGCGAGTGGAACACAAACAAAGATTGAATCACGTGTGGGTACCGGTAAGGGTCTCAACTTCTACGCGAGTACCACAGATACGATGGGTCCAGCCAAGATGACGATCCTCGAGACGAGCAACGTGGGTATCGGAGTGACGACTCCCCAGGGTCGTCTTCATACATCTGGTGGAACTGTATTCGTGAACACACCGATAGCAGATGGTCACAACCATTTAACCACACCCCTCGTCGTGACAAACACGAGTGGTGTCACGAGTGTCACGGACGATAAAGCCGTTTTGGATTTGTCGCGAAATGCCACTGGAAGTAAAGCGGTGCGGGCCACTTTTAAATTAGGTAAGTATCAGTTTGGAGGAACGACATCAAAAACAAAATTGGATCTGTATCTCGCGGATGCAAACTACGCGGATGAAGTGGATATCATGACGTTTCAAGCCGATGGTCGCGTGGGTATAGGCTCGACACAACCCGAAGCGTTCCTCGAGGTTGTGAGTACTGGTATAGGAAATGCTCGAACGAACAGTCTCATGGTACATAATCACGGTGAGACAGGTGCGGGAGATGCCATCTTGGCAGCGCAGTCAGATACACTCGATGGAAATACGTTCATCTCATTCATTCAAACGGATGGTGATGATGATCCTCGTGGTTGGACGACTGGTGTGACTGGATCGACCGGTGACTATAGGATCACTTCCAACGTTGATGCTGTATCCAACGTTGCGTCAACTGCGGTGTATATAAACGGCCTCACGTTTGATGTGGGTATAGGTACAGATACACCCCGAGGTAAACTCGAAGTCAACGGTAATGTTGTCATCGGTAACCAACTCATGTTTGGTGGTGTGCTCAACGACGAATTTGGTAATGCCTTCATTCGAGAGCGATTATACGATTCTGATAACGGTATTTCAGAACTTTTATTATTCAAGGGTACGGATTCAACTTCCGGTGCGGGTCCCGATAGGATTCGTCATATAGCGGCGGATCATTTGTTTCAAGTATATTCAACAAATACACCGATCAGTGGATCACTCGTAGAAGATGCGATCGAAAACAGTTCATCCCTGTCCAGAGCCATGTTGATCAGTAATAACGGTAAAATCCTGATGGGCGATCCAAACCCGACACGTGAGGCGGCTTTAGAAGCGGGTACAACCTTATTCGTAAACGGTGGTTTAGAGTTTGGTGAAACACAGAAAATCAAATTCGGTAAATTGGATATTTTCACATCCGGTGGTCTTATTAACACGATCGATAGTTTAGACACGTCTCCCATAGTGTTTAAACAAAACGACGCAGAGTATCTTCGCTTCACATCCGAAGGTCTCGTGGGTTTCGGAACGAGTGTGCCATCAACGAATGTGCACATCTATTCGGGTGTTACGGCGGATATTGACGTCCTCAAACTCGAAAGTCCTGGGATAAACAAAAAGACTGGTATTTCTCTGAATACGAACGATGGCTATGGAGGGTACATACGAGGATATGATCAACTCGGATCTATTCATGGTATCGTCGTGGGTGGTACGAACAACACGGTCGATGTGGACGGTTTACACGTGATGCATACCAGTAATGTCGGTGTCGGAACATCCGTACCCGCCACAAAGTTTCATGTGTATGATGGTGTCGCTCGGGTAGAGACCACCACAGCGAGTAATGTGATTCTCGAATTAAAGACGACTGGGGGTACATCAAACATCCTCGCGACCCCAACAGGGAACGTCTTTGTGAATCCATCTTCGGGTGAGATGATCATCAACAGTAATCTCGAAGTCACCGGTAATCTCGAAATTGATGGTAAGATTGATCTGGGTAACCAAGTCGCCGTCGATCTTGGAGGGGCGGATGCGAATACAGCCCTTCATGTGGGCGGTGGGTTCATCTCAGGATCAAACGAAGTGGCGTATAAAAAGTATTCAAAATCATTCACTCTCGATACGACAAAGGCGAAAGATATTCAGTTACGGTTTGGAGATGCATCCTTCTACGCGAAAATTGTCGCCATCTTACGAAGGATAGATGGATCTACAGTTCGTGACATGAACACGATGGTTCTCGAAGTCCAAGGTGGTACACACGATGGGTCTACGAGTGGCCTGGATGAACCCATCACGGTAGGAACGAAAAATGTGTTTGGTGGGGATAACGATTACCCATGGAATCCTAACCTATCTGTCGGTACGAAAGGTATCATCATGACCCCACTCACAGGTGGTACTCGTGAATACTCGTATGACATACACGTAGAATTGATAAGTTCACGAGGTGGAAAACTTATTTCAATACTTAACAGAAATACGAGCGGTGTTGATATCTTCGACGGAGAAGTCGTTCAAACGTTCAGTTACTAAATATTTACTACGGGGGGTGGTGCGTCCCCGCGGTAGATACAGTACATTTATGCCCTCATGGAATCCGAAACAGCGAGTAAAATGACGCTGATGATAAAAGCCATGATGACGTAATTCAATTCAGTCTCTTCGTACCCAATCTGAGGCTTAGCAGTGGGTTCTACGACAGGCTTTTTCTCCTGTCGGACAGGAGGATCCAAATCCTCCAGCGGACAATACGCTATCATTTATATATATTTAGAGATTAATTTCAGTCTTCTTTTTTCGCCTGGTTCGTTTGGGTTTCGAATTCTCAACATTAACCTCCCTCAACTCTCCGCCGGTCGAGTCACCGGAGATGGAAACAATATCAGAGAGGTCATCGTCACTCTCTTGGGGAGGTGCCATCGTGGTGTTCATAGGGGGGGGTGGAGGCATCATGATCCCACCCATGAGGCTGGAGATGTCCACACCGGGTCCTTGCATCTCATAGTTACCCGTTCCACCCACGGGGGCATCCGTCGCGGGTTCACCGGGGTTTCGGGTCGTGTTCTGAACCGCCGCCATCATGTTCTTCACGAGATCTGGGTTTTGCTTCATGACATCATTCATGTTTGGCATCACCGATTTGAACATAGAATTGGTAAGGTGGAACATCATCGCAGATCCACCCAACATCATAATCAGCTTGACCTCTGGGGCGACGTTCACCTTCGAGCGATACTTCACATAGAGTTCCTCAAACACACCATCATAATCATCAACATTCTCCATAACAGACTCGGACCAACCCTCGAGCTGAATCTCAAAGGGATTGTACCTCTTATTAAGGAACTCCAGGCCAGTCACACAGGCGACGAGCATACGCCTCGAAAAGCGTACGGATTGTTCCACGTCGATGCTATAGGTGATACGCTTCACCTCCGAACGAAGCTCATCTACGTTTGAGTACGCGTTGAGTCTCTTGTTCACCGCGAATCCCTTCTTCTCCAGACGCCCAAGTTTGTTGATGAGATCCGCCTTTTCCTCATCAATAGAGGTGTACCCCTTGGAGGGTTGCTCTTCCTGCATACTCGGACCCGGGCCCATAGGCTCATCATCGTAAAAGTCTTCCCCGTAGTCAACCTCCGCCTCGTCTTGAATGGGCTGCTGAGGCGCGGACTGCTTATTGGGATTCACAAAAGCATCCATCGCTTCTTGGTGCTGCTGAGGGGGTGGTCGGTGCATGGACTGACTGGGTCGTGGCACGGGTTTGGGACGAGGCATGGAAATCTGAATCTCATCCATGAGCGCCTGCTCGTCAGCGTCTAATTTCATCACGGTGGTGTTTCCACGTTCGAGTACGATTTCTTCGTCCATCTACTCTCTAATTGGAAACTAAAAAAATATCTTTAACGCGCTTTATAAAAAATGTCTGTACATAGTAAATGTTCAAGTTCAATAAGGCGAATCGTAATGCCCTCACGATGATCAGTGTGCTGTTCGGTATCATCTTCCTTCTGATCTCCACCCGTGAATCTTACCAGCCCAGGCCGATCAAGATCAACCCCGTCCGTGAAGAGTCCATCTTCAACCTTGAGAATAAGGTGGAGTGCACCCCCGGTCGCAAGGATGGTAGCGCGTACACCAAGGCTCTCACCCCCGGTGGTCTCTGTGGTGCCCAAGAACTCGTGTCGGACCTCGCGGGCTATGAGATTTCGGAGGGAATCGGTGGATCTTTAATCTAAGGTAACTATATATGGCTCTCATCACTTCTCCGGCTGAGACTATTCCGGATCTCAACTATGAGTATCACACTCTGACGATTGATTCCATCGGTCAAGACAGTGCTAATACCTTCACATGTTTTCTGAGTCAGCCACTGAAGAATGTTGTTCAAGCGAGACTTATCGCTGCTCGTATCAATACCACAGCGAACACCGAACACTGTTATGTGTCCATAAAAGAGTTAGACTCCATCTTTTCTGACCGCGCATCGAATGTGTACGATGGTCAAGCCTCTTTGAGTATGATTAGGGGTTCTTTTGTGAGTCTGTCGACCACTGGTACTCCTGGTGCGGTTATAAACTTTAAGGATGAATATCCAATCGCTACCCAATACATCGATCCCATCCGTCGTCTAGACCGTCTCACTGTGACCATCCGCAACCAAGATGGCGAAACCATCGAACGTGCAGGTGCGAGTGATAAAAACTTTTTAGTTCTTCGATTCGTCTGTAGAAAACCCAATTTGTAATTATCTAAGCTAATAGAAATGGATACAGCGAATCTCTCGATACCTGACCTCACCACGATGAAATACGAGTATCACACCGTGACTCTAGATACCGTTGGTCAGGTCAGTGCTAATGCATTTACATGTTATCTCACGCAACCCATTCGTAATATTGTTGAGGCAAAACTTATTGCCGCCCATGTCAAAACTACTGAAATAACGGAGCATTGTTATATCTCCATAGAGGAATTGGATTCTAAATTCATGGAGCGTACCTCAAATATATATGAAGGACAACCAGGTATGACCCAAATTAGAAATTCATTCGCGAGTCTTGTATCTGATTCAGTATCCCTGAATCCAAGTGGGAATGATTCTGTTATTTTATTCAAGGATGAATATCCAGTTGAATCACATTACACCTTTCCAATCGGAAGTATCGATCGTTTTAGAGTAAAGATTTATGACCAACGTGGTCAAACTCTCACAAATCCAGTTATAGCCTCTGGAAACAATTTTATAGTTATTCGTCTTAAATGTGAAGTGACCGCACAGGGTGTCAGGGGGTTTAACCCCGACGCCCCCCGTATACCAATTAAAGATGGTGGTAGTTTATCTGAGAAGATACAGGAACTAAGGACTTTACTCGAGGCTAGAGAAATTGATAAAGAGACTTTTGAGAATATAAAACAAAAACTATTAGATGATTATCTAAGTTAATACTATATGTCATTCTATACCGCAAACCATACAGTCCCCGATCTAAACTACGAGTATAGTATCATCACGGTAGATTCGATCGGTCAGGAGAGTAATAATACTTTTACAGCCCACCTTATGACACCCCTAAATGGTGTCGTGCAGGCTAAACTTTTAGCTACACATATCAATACAAAGCAGACGAATCGTCATGTGTATGTGTCTATAGAGGAACTTGAAACTGCTCCAATTTTAAATCAAAGAACCTCAAATGTTTCCACTGGTCAAAATGGCGCATTAAGTAACGTGAGTGGGGTCTTCGCGACTATGGTTACAAATGCAATTCCAAAGGGTCAAGATGACTATCACCATACATTCCTGAATGAATACCCAATTGTGAGTCAGTATTTATCCCCCCTCCAAAATCTCAGTACCTTAACCATTAAAATTTACGGTATAGATGGTAATACCATTGAACCAGATAGTGATAATGAGATTAATAGTATTATTTTGAGTTTCATCACCCGCCGACGAATAGTCTCGTAATTTTTCTCCCCTTAAATTAGTATACCATGTCCGCTGGTATTGTTCAATTGATCGCTATCGGGGCTCAGGATGAATACATCGTGGGTAACCCAGAGATATCGTTCTTTAGTTCAACATTCAAAAGACATGCTAATTTTTCACAGTCCATCGAAAAACAAACCATCCATGGACCTGTGAAAAACAATTCTATGAGCAGCATTCAATTCGAACGTTCCGGTGATCTTTTGGGGTATGTCTATTTCACGATTGATGATACCACCCAAGCACTTGATATTCAACGTTGGGACACGATCATCGATAAGGTGGAACTCTATATTGGAGGGTCTCTCGTGGATAGTCAAGATGCCATTTTCACAGAGAAGATTGCTATCGATACGTACGCCCAAAATGTATCCAAGAGTGCGAACGGAACACATCCAGGTGTGAGTGCGAGGTCCTTTTTTTACCCCCTGCGCTTCTTCTTCTGTGAAGGCCCTCAGTGCGCCCTTCCACTCGTCGCGCTTAATTACCACAACGTGGAGATTCGCATTCACTGGGCAACCACGGCATCCAATTACAACGTCGAATGTTTCGCCAATTATTACTATTTAGATAATGAAGAGCGCGGACAAATCGCCTCGCGCAAACATGATCTCCTGATCACACAAGTTCAGAAAAACATCGCCTCGGGTACTATCGTTCAGGATTTGACCTTCAATCATCCGGTGAAGTATCTCGCATCTTCAGACACGACCACAGACGGTGCACTCACGTCGACAACAAACAAGGTTAAATTAAACATTAACGGTCTCGATGTGAGTAATTACAAATGGGGAAAGCCACACTTCATCGATGTCGCGAGTTACTATCACACAAACTTCGTGACGTCTCCCGACTTCTTTCTGTATCCATTCTGTCTCTCCACGAGTTCCCTCCAACCTACGGGTACACTGAATTTCAGTCGCCTTTCTTCAGCCAAGATCATGAGTGAAACCATGCCCATCAACGACCCTATATACGCGGTCAACTACAACATCTTACGTATCGAGAACGGTATGGCCGGTCTCCTCTATGCAAATTAAAATGCCATTCTATATTAAATGGTCAAGAACTTACCGACGGTGGAACGTTCAACCAAGATTAGGTTCGGTCGGAACTGTACCGACGACCAGGCGGAAAATACGATCGTGTTCAACGCAAGTGATACACAAATTGAGGTACCATTTTCAGATTCGGTGTACATGACACCCTTACGGCAACGTACGGATCTGACCGATAGAAATATTACTGTATTAGCGTACAACCAAATCACGAAAGAGGTGATGGACTCGGGGGCTGTCGCTGAAGATATTCTCAATTTCACATTCGAAGCTGCTGTGATTAATGGTAACGTCACCGGAAACACAGTTTCTTTCAATAACACATTCACTTCCGTCACGACACTCTCCAATGTTGGTGTAGCGAATGGATCACCCATCCACACACTCGACGTGGGTTCAACATTTAATGTAGACATAGAAGGTTCAAACCTTCTCACAGTTTTAGGAAACGCATATATTCAAGACAATTTAATGGTGGATGGTAATCTGGATGTGAACGGCACGATCACGACACTCGATACGGTGAACACCACGATCAAAGATGCCATCGTAGAGATTGGAAAGGGAAACCTCTCCTCGGATCTCGGTTTTATCATGGATCGCCCGGCGTCTAACGTCGCCATGGGATTCCGAGAAGGAACGGATGAACTCGTGTTGACCTACACGACGAGTAGTGCTGATGGGTCTACGATAATTCCAAAGGTGGATGAGACTCTCGATGTACACGTGTACGGTCGAGTCCTCACAGAATCCAACGTGGGTATTCTGAACACCACACCCACACATACTCTCGATGTGGGTTCTAATCTATTCGTAGATGAATTCGGTTCTAATGTTTTGTACGTCACTGGAAATACCCATACGACAGATATTCTTTCGGTGGGTGACAAAATGGGAATCAAAGAGACTGATCCAGACGCAGAACTTCATGTGGTGGGCAACGTCTATGTGTCGAGTAATTTAACGGTCGATGAGGATACCTTCCATGTCGATGCGGTGAAACACTCCATCGGAATTGAAACAAAAGAGCCGAATGCTAACCTCCATGTTGTGGGCAACGTCTATGTTTCTTCGAACCTGACTGTGGATGAAGATACGTTCCATGTGGATGCGGGGCTTGATTCCGTTGGAGTCGGGACAGTAAACCCTAACGCGAACCTTCATGTGGTGGGCAACGTTTACGTGTCGAGCAATTTAACGGTCGATGAGGACACGTTCCATGTGGACGCGGGGAACAAGTCCATAGGACTTGGGACCAAGGAGCCAGATGCCAACCTCCACGTCGTTGGTAACGTCTATGTGTCGAGTAATTTGACGGTAGACGAAGATACGTTCCATGTGGACGCGACGACACATAGTGTCGGAGTCGAGACGAAGTCGCCGGATGCTAACCTTCATGTGGTGGGCAACGTCTATGTTTCTGAGGATGTCACTGTCGCCACTGATACCTTCCATGTGGATGCGGAGTACGACTCTGTTGGAGTCGGGACAGTAAACCCTAACGCGAACCTTCATGTGGTGGGTAATGTGTATGTGTCTTCAAATCTTACGGTCGATACGGATACGTTACACGTGGACGCGGTGGGTAAGTCTATAGGACTTGGGACAAAGGAGCCTGATGCGAAACTCCACGTGGTGGGGAATGTCTACGTGTCAGATGACCTGACCATCGCCACCGACACGTTCCACGTGGACGCTGCGACCGATTCCGTCGGTGTTGGGACGGTGAACCCTAATGCCAACCTCCATGTCGTGGGTAATACATACGTGTCAGAAGATTTGACCGTCGCTACGGATGCGCTTCACGTGGACGCGGTGAGAGATTCCGTGGGTGTCGGGACGCTGAATCCGAATGCGAACCTCCACGTGGTGGGCAACACGTACATCTCTTCAAATCTCACGGTGGATGAGTCAACGTTCCACGTGGATTCTGTCACGAATCGTGTGGGTATATCGACGAAGGAACCTCATGCCAATCTCCATGTCATGGGTAATGCCTACATCTTCTCCAATTTTACCGTTGATTATAACACGTTTCACATAGACTCACTCACAGATTCCGTGGGTATTCGTACTGTGGATCCCGATGCAAACTTTCACGTCGTCGGAAACGCCTATGTCTCGAGTGATTTTACTGTGGATGATGACACGTTCCACGTGAATCCATCGGTACACTCCGTCGGTATTGAGACCAAGAACCCTAACGCTAACCTCCATGTGGTAGGTAACACGTATGTGTCGTCTAATTTAACCGTCGATACAGATACGTTCCACGTGGACTCGGTGACCCATAGTGTTGGAGTAGAGACAAAGACACCCAACGCCAACCTCCATGTGGTGGGCAACGTCTACGTCTCGGATGACTTGACCGTGGCTACGAATGCACTTCACGTCGAGGCGGGAACACAATCCGTCGGTCTCGGGACGAAAGTTCCAGATGCGAAACTTCATGTGGTTGGAAACGCCTACGTTTCTTCAAACTTGACAGTGGATACCGATACATTCCACGTGGATGCGGTGAAACACATGGTCGGTGTCGAGACCAAGAACCCTAACGCCAACCTCCATGTGGTCGGCAACGTCTACGTCTCTTCGAATCTCACGGTGGATACCGATACGTTCCACGTGAACGCGGAGTACAACTCCGTTGGAGTTGGGACATTGACACCAAATGCCAACCTCCATGTCGTGGGTAATACATATGTTTCTTCTAATCTCACCGTGGATACGAATACCTTACATGTGGATGCGGTGAAACACTCGGTGGGAATTGAAACACTGACACCAAATGCCAACCTCCATGTTGTCGGTACCACATATATTTCTTCAAATCTCACGGTCGATACGAATACTCTCCACGTAGATGCGTTGAAGCACTCAGTAGGAATTGAAACACTGACTCCCAGTGCCAATCTTCACGTTTCGGGCAACGCCTATGTTTCATCAACCATGGATATAGACGGAACTTTGCGACTCAACCACCCCACGACAGCTTTGACGACCGATCTCACCTCGAATGTTGGGGTAAATTTGGGACAACTCAATAATATTGAAATTGCGGGTGCATCAGACTCACAAGTAATCGCATACGACACAGCAAGTAGTACTTGGGTAAATGATTATTTAGACCATACAGTCGTACGTGTAAAAAATACAAATGGATCACCCATGTCAAAAGGTGATGTTGTTCATGCGATTGGAGCAACCGGTAATGATGTATTCAACGTGCGTTTGGCAGACGCTTCAGACCCGAATCGTATGCCCGCTATCGGTATTTTACAGAATGATTTGGCGATAAATGAACAAGGTACGTGTGTATCCTTTGGTCGTTCGGATGGAATTCCGGCTGATTTTATTGAAGGTGAAAACGTGTATGTAAGCAATGTAAATCTTGGTGAAATATCGAACGTTAAACCATATGGTTTAACCGATCTGATACAAAATGTCGGTATTGTCGTGAAAGCTCATCCGTCACAAGGTATCATATTCGTCACTGGTGTGGGTCGTTCGAATGATATTCCCAATGCCCCAATTGTCGCGACTACACCAAATTATGTATACGCGAATGATTCTAATAATGATATGAAAAAGATCGTCCCATCTAACCTCCTCACAAAACTCCAAAC